CCACGGCGGCCACGGCGGCCACAACGCGCGCCACGTGATTACGGATCCGCGCATGAACCTGTCGCGGATCGGCTTCGCAACCCCTCGGGAGCTCTGCAAATGCACGGACAAGCTGCATCAATGCGACAAATCGATTCCGGATCTGGCGGCGCAATGGGCGGCGTTCTGCAGCCGGGTCGGCCTCAATTCTTTGACGCCTGCGCCGAGCGCCGCCTGACCTGGTGGCCTGAGCTCGGCGTCGGCTTCTATCCGGTCGAGTGCGGCGCCGAGCCGTATGACGCGGCCTATTTTGAGCGCTATCAGCGCCAGGCCGCTAGTGCGATCGGGCGCGCGCTGATGCAGGCGCGCGTCGACCTGGTCAACCGTCACTTTGCCGGGACCGTGGTCGACATCGGCATTGGGTCGGGGGCCTTCCTCGAGCGGCGCAACGGCGCCGGCGCCGGCCGGCCGAATACGTTCGGATTTGACGTCAATCCGATCGCTGCGGCCTGGCTCAAGTCGCGGTCGCTTTGGCTCGATCCCTATCAAGGCCAGGTGCCGGCCGTGACGCTGTGGGACGTGCTCGAGCACATTCCTGATTTCGGCGCGCTGCTCGATCGGGTGAGCGCGTGGGTGTTTGTGTCGATCCCGATTTTCACCGGCGCGCAGCACGTGCTGCGGTCCAAGCATTTCCGCCGGGATGAGCACATCTGGTATTTCACCAGCGAGGGATTGATCCGCACGTTTGACGGCTGCGGGTTCGACCTGGCGGCGATGAACACGATCGAGACCGATCTCGGCCGCGAAGACATCGGCTCATTCGTTTTTCGGCGCCGCTAATGACCAGCGCGGGGGATCTGCGGCATCGGGTCGGGTTCTATCGCCGGCCGGTCATCAGCGACGGTCACGGCAACGTCGAGGGCGCGTTTCCGGCGGATCCGGAATTTTCCTGCAGTGCTGACGTCAAGGTGCGGTTTGGCGGCGAGACCGTGCTCGCGGCGCGGCTGCAGGGGCAGCAGACCGCGACGATCACGGTCCGGCGCAGCGCTGCGACGCTGGCGGTGACGACCGACTGGCGGATCCAGGACGAACGCGACGGCACCATTTGGAATATCCGATCGGGTCCGGTCGATCCGGATGACGGTCGCATGTGGCTCGAGTTCCTCTGTCAATCCGGGGTTGCGACGTGAAAACGATCACCATGCAGAAGGAATTTTCGTATCGGGCGGGCGCGCGCGTCGTCGTGCAGTATCGCCAGGGCAAGACCTATCCGCGCGTTCCGGAGGCGGCCGTCCGCGAGATCCTCGCCGCCGGCGCCGGCGTCATCGTCGACCAGGACGCCGCGCAATGAGGGATCCAAGCCTGCCGCTGCAGGATGCGCTGATCAAGGCGCTGCGCGCCGAGGGCGTGCTGCCGATCGTCGGCAAGCGCGTCTATGACCAGGTGCAGGGCGCGCCGACCTATCCTTACGTGTCGCTCGGCGACGGCCAGGTTTTGCCGGACAAAGCCGAGTGCGTCGACGGCGTCGAGGTGTCGCTGCAAATCGACGTCTGGTCGCGCGGGGTCGGCTATGTCGAAGCGAAGCAGATCGGGGCCGCGATCATCGCGGCGCTCGACGATCAGCCGCTGACGGTCGCCGGCTTCAACGTGACCGTGTTCGAGCTCGCCGACGCGCAATATTTGCGCGATCCCGATGGACTGACGCGGCACGGCGCGATCACCTTTCGCGCGCTGCTCGAGGCCTCAACCTAGTTTGCGCCGTGCGCGCGACGACCAGGCTCGCGATCCTCGCGGCCGTTTTTCCATGAAAGGGAAACAACATGGCACCTCCTAAAGTGATTGCAGGCACCAAGCTGTTGCTGCTGGTCGGCGATGGCTCGAGCCCGGAAGTGTTCGCCGAGCCGTGCGGCTTGACGACCAAATCTTTTGACCTGGCGGCGTCGACCAATACCAACCTGATCCCGGATTGCGCGGATCCGGAGGCGCCGGCCTGGGAATCGACCGACATCAATGCGCTTTCGGCAACCGGCGCCGGTCAGGGCGTCATGGCGGTCGAGTCGTTCGAGACGTGGAACGATTGGTTCATGTCTGCCGAGGGTAAGAACATGCAGATCAAGCTCGATCACGTCGACCTCGGTCATTACGTCGGATCGTTCAAGCTGACCAGCTTCAAGCTTGCCGGCACGCGCGGCAACAAGGTGACCGTCGACCTGTCGTTCAAGAATGACGGCGCGGTCAGCTGGGTCGCCAATCCCTGATGGCCGAGCCTGACGACGAGCTGCAGAGCTGGTTTTCCGGCCTGTCGTTCAAGCTGAAACGCGAGCTCGCCGGCAAGCTGAAAGAGCAGGCCGACGAGCTGGCCAGTGCGATCAAGGCCGAGGCGCCGGTCGTCAGCGGCACGTTGCGCGACTCCGTCAAGGTGCGACGCCGGCGCAATGAGCTCGAGCTCGAGGTCGTCGCCGGCGGCGAGACGACCAGCAAGGAAATCCGGGCCGGCGCCGGCGTCGATTACGATTATGCGCTGGCGATCGAGTACGGCACCACGGAGCGGCCGGCCGAGCCGTTTTTCTACAACACGGCGCGCAAGCTGATGCCGGACATCCAAGGGAACATAGAGCAGGCCGTCGCCGACGTGCTTGCGAAGGCGTGAGGGATCATGAGCGCAAACGGATTGCGAACCATCGTATGGGCCGGCGGCGAGGATCAATTCTGCCTCGCCAAGGTCGGGTTGATCCTCGATCTCGAGGCCAAATGCGAGGCCGGCATCGCGACCGTGATGACGCGGCTCGGATCCGGCACTTGGCGGCTTAACGACGTGCGCGAGCCGATCAGGCTCGGCCTGATTGGCGGCGGCATGGCGCCGGACGCTGCAATGAAAGCGGTCCGCAACCACGTCGACGAAAACCCGCTGACGTCGAGCGTGCTGCTCGCCTATGCGATCATTGAGGCGGTCATGGTCGGCGTGCCCGACGATCCTGTCGGCAAGCAGCCTGACGGTGACGACCAGGGAAAAGCCGAGCCGGCGGGGGCGCAGCAAACCGGCTTCACCACGACGACGGACGCCTCCGCCGCTCCGAACTAATCGCGATCGGCGCCAGGTTCGGCTGGTCGCCGCGCGCGGTCGAGGATCTCTCGCTGTGGGAAATCGTCGCCTTTATCGACGGCTACAACCGCGCGAATGCGGATCCGGAAGAACCGGAGGCGCCGAGCGATGACGAATTCGACGCAATGCTCGCCAAACACGGAATAGGGTGACAGATGCCGCCGCCTTCTCTGCGGATTCCGATGCTGCTCAATATGGACGGCTTTCAAAAGAACATTGAAAGCGCCAAGGGGCTGACGTCGACCGCGACCAAGTACATCACCAAGCAATTCATTGACATGAATGCGTCGGTGCTGGCGACGCAGGGCGCAACGGGCGCGGCAGTGCTCGGCTTTCGCTCGATCCTCGGCGTGCTGGGGCCGCTCGGCCTGGCGATCTCCGGGATCGTCGGCGTCTTCAAATTGATGGGCTACGCGACCGAGCTCGCCAAGGAAAAAATCGAGGAGTTCAACGAAGTCGCCGAGAAGGCGGCAAAGGCGAACGTCTCGACTGATTTCTTCCAGCGCTTCACCAAATCGGGCGAGCAGCTGCGGCTGACGGTCGACCAGGTCAATGAGGCGCTCGAGCGATTCAACAACAGTTCGCGCGCCGCGCTCGGCGGGAGCGCGCTCGAGCAGCGCGTCGCCGAGCTGCAGAAGGCCGGCAATTTCGACGGCAACGCCGGCGCCGGCGCGTTGACGAGCGCGACGGATACCGAGGCAAAGCTGCGCGCGACCGTGCAGCTGATCCGCGAGGCGTTTGAAGCCGGCCAGCGCCTGGCCGGTCTCGACATCGCCAAGAATGCGTTTGGCCCGGAGATTACCGATCGCCTGCGGCAGGATGCGACGTTTCTCGATCAGATGCTGTCGACCGCGCAGAAGCTGTCGGCCGACAAGATCGTTTCCGACGATCAGCTCAGCCAGGCGATCCAGCTCAAGACGCGGCTCGAGGACGCGCAGAAGGTGCTCGCCGAGAAATTCAAGCCGATCCAGGACGATCTGGCAAAGCTCGGCGTCAACTATCATCAAAGCTGGATCGAGATCGTCGAAACGATGTCGTCGGCGGTGACGCAGGCGAATTCGCTTTATGGCGCGATCAAGCGGATCCCCGATGTTCTCGCCGATGCCGGATCCTCGTCGTTCTGGACCAAGCTGACCGAGATGACGGGCAAGCTCGGCCTCAACTCGGATCCGAAAAGCCTCGGCATCATCTTCCCTGGCGAGCCGGGTTTTGCCGACGATCCCGCTAGGTCGAAACTGGCGGCCGGCCTCAACAATCCTAACGCGGTCCGGCGCCAGATGCAGGACGCGATCGACGTGCAGACCAAGCTGCGCGGCGACACCTCGATCGCGCCGGCGAAGGCTCAAGCCGACGTCAACGATCAGTATGATCGCGCGATCGAGTCGCTGCAGAAACATACATCGCGCCTGCAGGCCGACACGCAGGCGGTCGGCTTAGGCGCCGGCGCGCTCGAGGAGTTTCGCGCACGTAGCGCGCTGCTGACCGCGGCGCAGCAGGCCGGGATCCCTGTACAGGGCGATACCGCGAAAAAGATCGACGACATCGCGCGCGCCGCCGGCGCCGCCGGCGAGGCGCTGGCGAAAGCGCGTGTCGCGAGTGAAATCAAGTTCGGCGCCGGCACGGCGTTTCTGTCGGATCAGGATGTCGCGATCGCGCAGCAGCTGCGGGGCATTTACGGGAACGACATTCCGGCGGCGATGGCCTCGAGCCAGGCCGCGGCGCTGCGCCTGGTCGACGCTAATCGCGAGATCTCCTCGACGATTTCGGGCGGGCTGACCAGGTCGCTCGCCGACGCGGTCGACGGTACGCAAACCGCCGAGCAGGCTTTCGCCAGCTTTGCCAAGTCGACGCTGCGCGCGATCGAGGAGGTGATTATCAAGCTTCTCGTCGTCGGGCCGCTGATGCGGACGTTGCAGAGCGGCCTGGGCGGCCTGTTCGGCGGCGGCAGTTTCGCGACGGATGGGATCGGCGGTTTCGGCCCGACCGCGCCGGTCGGGATGAATGCAGCCGGGACCGACAACTGGCGCGGCGGCCCGACCTGGGTCGGCGAGGAAGGGCCTGAAATCGTCAACCTGCCGCGCGGCGCGCAGGTCATCCCGAACGATATTGCGCGCCAGGCTGGCGGCAGCGTCACTGCGCCGGTCAGCATCTCGATCGATGCCAGGGGCGCGGACAATGCGGCCGAGACACGGATCAATCAGCAGATCGCGCAGCTCAAGGCCGAGCTGCCGTCGATCGTGATCGAGTCGGTCACGCGGGCGAAAAAGGGGCGGAGCCTGTAATGTCGATCGGATCTGAGCCTTTCGATCTCCTGGCCGACTTTCCCGGCTGGACAACGGGTTTCGACCTGCAGGCGCGCCAGGAGCAGTCGCGCACGGCCGGCGGCGTCACTTATGTCAAGGATCTCGGGCCGCCGCTCTGGACGCTCAAGGCGCAGTCCAGGGTGCTGACGCCGAACGTGCTCGATCACTGGCGCGCGCGGCTCAAGGTGCTCGAGGGCGGCCTCTATACGTTTCGCGGTTATCCGCTGTCGCGGGTCTATCCGATCTCATATCCGAAAGGGTCGTGGCCGACCGGCGGAAGCTTTGACGGCGTCTCGGCGGCGCTGCTGTCGATCAACGCAAGCCGCAAGGCCGTGCGCCTCGAGGATCTGCCGGCGGGCTTCAAATTGGTGATTGGCGATTATCTCGCGATCGGGACCGACCTGCACCAGGTCGTCGAGGCGACGACGGCTGATGGCGGCGGCATGACGCCGGAATTCGAGCTGCGGCCGCACATCTGGCCTGGCGTCACGGCGGGCGCGAGCGCGGTCTCGGTCTATCGGCCGTCCTGCGTCATGGCGCTGGTGCCTGGCTCGATCTCGACCGATGCGTCGCTGACCGGCTGGGGCTCCATCGCATTTCAGGGGATCGAGATCCGATGACGCGCGCGATCGACGCCGGCACCTATGCGGCATTGTCGGCGCACCGTCTGGTGCCGCGCGACTTCATCTGGTTCGTTGTCAGGGACCGCGTCACGGGCAATCCGGTGACGGACGGCTATTGGTCTGATGTCGGCACGATCGCGGCCGAGGTCATCGATCCCGATAGCGGCGCGCCTGTAACGCGGACGTTCAACGCCGGCGGCGGCCTGATCTCGATTGCCGATATTCCGCTCGTGTCGAACCTGACCGTGCAGAATGTCACGGTGACGCTGTCGCAGGTCTCGGAACGGATCAACGACCTGCTGCGCACCTATGACTGCAAGCAGGGCCGGGTGCAGATTTTCCGCGGCCTGTTCGATCGCGGCACGCGCGCGATGGTGGGGCCGGCATGGTCGCGTTTCGCCGGCACGATCGACGAGGCGCCGGTCACCACGCCGAAGGAAAACGACGCCGGCGACGTGGTCCTGACCTGCACGGGCAACACGCAGGAGCTGACGCGCGCCAATTCCGACACGCGATCCCATGCCTCGCAACAGCTGCGCGATGAGGCTGACGAATTCTATTTGCACACGGCGACCGTGTCCGATTGGCAGCAATACTGGGGCAAGTCTGCCGGAACGCTCGGCGTGACCGGCGGCGCGCCGAATCCGATCGAGGCCGCGCGCGCCGCCGGCCTGTTCTCATGATCCGGCCCGGCAATATCGGCGATCGCACGCGCGCGGTCGCGCTGCTGCGGGACTCGCACAAGGCCGCCGGGTTCGCCGGCGCCGGCGGGTTCATCTTCCCGTTCGATTGCGCCTATGCCGCGCGGCTGTACGTGTCGCACCTCGACCAGGTCAACGCCTGCTGCCTGGTGCTGGACATCGACGGCGTCGCGCAGGGGCTGCTGCTGGCGATCGCTTGCGAGCATCCGTTCGGGCCGGTCCGGCTGGCGCGCGAAACCGTCTGGTGGATCGATCCCGCGCATCGCGGCCGTTCGGCGATCGCGATGCTCGACGCTTACGAAGCATGGGCCGCATCGCGGCAGTGTGCGTTCGCCGGCATGGCCGGCATGGGTGACGATCCCGACGTCGCAAAGCTCTATCTGCGCCGCGGCTATTTCGCGGCTGAGCGGCATTTCCTCAAGGGTCTGTAATGGCGATTTTCACTCTGATTGCGACCGCGATCTCTACGGCGTTCTTTGCCGGCAGCGCGATTGCGACGTCGCTGATTGCCGGCGGCCTGGCGCTGGCGACGTCCTACGCCGTGCGCGCACTGACCGGACAACCGCAGCAGCAGAGCGGCGCCGAGGCCTTCGGCGTGCAGGGCAAGCTCGCCGGCGGCGGCGACGTGCCGCGGTCGTTCGGCCTCGGCTATCACGTGACCGCGGGATCGCTGGTCTATGCCAATACCTGGGGCAACGGCTACGACACGCCGAACGCCTTTCTCTCGCAGGTGATCGCGCTGTCGGATTTGCCCGGCGAGCGCCTGGTCGGGCTGTGGGTCAACGGCGCCAGGGTGACTGTGCCGCTCGATGCCGCGCTCTATACCAATTTCGATTCGAGTGCTCTCGGCTATCAGGTTCCGGAGTACATTCGGCCGCACAATGGCGAGGGCGCACCGTCCGCGCATCTGTGGGTCAAGTTCTACGACGGGACGCAGACCGCGGCCGATGCGGCCATGTTCGGCGCGTCATCGGCCGAACGGCCCTACACGTCGGCGCACGTCGGCAAGGGCATTTGCTATGCCGTTGTTCACGCCTTCAACGACGAGAATTTGTGGTCAGGATTTCCGACCTTCAAATTCGAGCTGTCCGGCGTGCCGCTTTACGATCCCTCGAGGGATTCGACGGTCGGCGGATCCGGCGCGCATCGCCACGGCGATCCCTCGACCTGGGGCGGCGACGGCGACAATTATCCGGCCGTGCAGATCTATAACCTGTTGCGCGGGTTCTCCTACGGCGGCGCCTGGCTCTACGGGCTGCAGAACACGAGCGCGGCGCGCCTGCCGGTCTCAAACTGGATCGCGCAGATCGACAAGTGCCGGTCGACCATCATCGGCGCCAGCGGTCCGGAGCCGAGCTATCGCACTGGCGGGCAGATCAACGTCAACGCGCAGCTGGCGAACGCGATCGAGGCGTTGCTGACCGGATGCCAGGGCCGCATTTCCGAGATCGGGGGGTTCTACAAGATCCACCTCGGCGCGCCTGACTCGCCGACCTTCACGTTTTCCGATGGCGATATCCTGTCGACGGAAACGCAGGTCTATCGGCCGTTCTTCTCGCTCGCCGATAGCGTCAACGGGATCCAGGCGACCTATCCGGATCCGGCGCAGGGCTGGAATACGGCGACGGCGCCGCCTTATCCATCGCCCGACAGCGAGCTCGCGGAGACGCTGAAGGCGCGCGACGGCTCTCGTCAGTTGATGGCGGATCCGGCGTTTGATTTCGTTCCCTATGCCGAGCAGGCGCAGCGGCTGCAGAAATCGGCGCTCGAGGAGGCGCAGCGCGCGCGGACGCATACGCTGTCCTTGCCGCCGGCGTTCTGGATCGTCGAGCCTGGTGACGTCGGCGAGTGGACGTCGGCGCGCAACGGTTACGACGCGAAGCAGTTTCGCGTCGACGCGATGGTCGATCGCGCCAATCTCGACGTGATACTGAGCCTGACCGAGGTCGATCCCAGCGATTACGACTGGGACAGCGACGCTGATTTCACGCCGGTCACGGGCGGCGGCACGATCTCGAATCCGCCGGCGCCGCAGCCGATCGACAATTTCGACGCGCAAAAATATATCCTGGTCGACGCTGACGGCATCAGCCGCCGGCCGGCGATCCTGATCAGTTGGAACGCGCAGCCGGGGATCTCGGCCGTGCAGTTCGAGGTTCGCCTCGCCTCGGATGGCTCGAGCGTCACGCGCGGGCGCAGCGATCGCCCGACCGCGGGCAATATGATCATCACGACGTCGATCCTGCCGGCGACCCACTACCAGGTGCGCGGGCAATTCGTGCCGAGCTCGCCGCGCGATATGCTCTGGTCCGATTGGGTCGACGTCACGACCGACGACATCAGGTTTTCGCTGGCCGATTTCGATGCGGCGCTCAACGCGCAGGTGATCACGATCCGCGACGCGCTGTCGGATCAGATCAGGGAGGCGATCAACCGGATCTCTTCGGTCGCATCCGATATCGCTGCAGGCGCGCCGCTGGACAAGATGGAGCTACGATCGCAGCTTGCGGCGCGGTCTGACGCGGCCTTTGCTGAGATCGCGCGCGTCGACCTGGTCGCCGTGACGACCGAAGCGGCCTATGCGTCGTTCTCGACGGCGGCGACGGCGACCTGGGGCTCGACGTCGGCCTTTGTCGAGAACAGCGCCGCGGCGATCTCGACGCTCGACGGTTACGCCGCGGCGTCGTGGGGCGTGTCTGTCGGCGCCAACGGCGTCATTACCGGGAGCATCAGAATTGACGGCGGCGCGTCCTGGTCTGCCGTCATCATTCAGGCCGATAAGTTCCAGATCCAGTTGACGGGGTACAATGGCGATGCGCCGTCGATGCCGTTTACGATCGGAACGGTCAACGGCGTTCCTGCCGTTGGCATCAACGGCGCCAATATGTATCTCGACAACACGCTCAACGCGCGCGCGATTGTTGCGGGGTCGATCACAGCCGGCAAGATCGGCGCGGGTCAGATCACGTCGGATAGCGGTGTCATCGGCGCGCTTGCCGTCAAGTCACTGAGCCTCGCCGACTTTGCTGTGACGGTGCCGGTCGCGCAGTCGCTCGGCGGCAACGTGTCCGCCATCTCACCGGGCACGCCGCAGACTTATTTCAGCTTCAACCTGACGGTTGATACGGCCGGGCTCGCCGGAAAGAATATTGTGATCTATGCCAGCGTCAGCGGTATGTGGGCCAACGGCTCGGTGGCCACCGAAACCGGGCAGTTTTATCTCGTGATCAACGGCGGCGTCGCGAACGGATACGCGATTGCGACACCTTCCGGCACGCTTGCGCTGGTATCGCTCGGCGGCGCGATCAACGTCACTGCATCTGGTGGCGTGATGTCCATTTCGGTGCAGGCGCAATTCTACGCGAACTCGGCAACCTACATGCAGGCTGGAACGACCATCTACGCGCAGGCGGCAAAGCGATGAACATTCATTACAGCGTCACGACCGGCCAAATCATGGTAGTAGGCTTTGGCCCGGTCGATGACCAGGACGGGGCCGACAGCCATCTTGACGGCTGCAAGGTGCTAATCGTCGACGACGGCCAGGCCGTCGACGCCAGGCGCGACCGCGTCGATCCGATCACCCGCACCGTCGTCCTGAAAGACGCGCCTGACGCGCCGGACACGTTGGCCGACGTGCGCCGTGCCGTTGCGGCCGAACTCGCCGGCACCGATCGTTTCGTTCTGCCTGATTTTCCGATCTCCGAGACGGAGCGCGCCGCGTGGATCTCCTATCGCAAGGAGCTGAGGGACTCGTCGAAGGGCCGCGCCACGCCGGCGGATATGCTCTCGGCCGTTCCCGTGCGTCCCGATGATGTCGACGCTTTTGAATGGCTGCGATCTCGGCTTTCCGCGCCAGGCGTCTGACGCCTTAACTTTCAACTCTCGAAAATGGTGAAGCGATGACAGCGCTTGTCAGCTACTCGACCGGCACGGTTTCCGTGGCGGCCGGCGGAACGATCGTCACGGGCGTCGGCTCGATCTGGTCGGACGAAAATGCGCGGCCCGGCGATATCTTCCAGATCGGCAATTTCCAATCGGTCATTTCCGATAAAACGGACACGACACACCTCGTCATTCCGCCCTGGGGCGGCGGGGCGCAGGCCGGCGTCGCCTACAAGATCTGGCAGGTCTCGCCGCAACGCTTTGCCGGTTCCGAGTCCTTGAAGACGGTCAATAAGCTCGTCGCGGCGTTCAATACGTCCGGTTATTTCGTATTCGTCGACGTCGAGCTGACCGAGCCGGATCCGTCGCTCGGCGATGACGGGCAATATGCGTTCCAGCCGACGACCGGCAAAACGTGGGTGAAATCGGCCGGCGTCTGGTCCTACCTCGGCATCTACAAGGCGTTTCAGCTCAAGGGCGCGTGGAGCGGCGCGACCGCTTACACTGTCGGGGACGTCGTCGCGTCGAACGGCTCGAGCTATGCCTGCATTCTCGATCACACCAATCACGCGCCGCCGAACGCGACCTATTGGCAATTGCTCGCGAGCGTCGGAGCGGCGGGCGGCACGGGGCCTGCGGCATGGACTCCGCCCGCCACATGGGCGACGGCGACGGCATATACTGCGGGTCCGCCCGCGAGCGTTGTCGTGCAAGGCGGCGAGACTTACGTTTGTCTTGTCTCGCACACGTCCGGAACGTTCGCGTCAGACCTGGCCGCCGGCAAGTGGATCAAGGTGGCATCGGCCGGCGGTGTCGCGTCCCTCAACGGCCAGATTGGTGCCTTAAGTTCGTATCTCGACATCACCGGTCGAGTTACGCCGACAAGTTTGACGCCTGAGCCGCAAACCAGCGTGGCGGGAGCGACGCAGCTCTATTTTACACCCACCAAGGGCAACGGGCAGGGCGGCCTCGGTCTCAATTACGATGGGACCAATATATTCCCGGTCCCATTCCCGGAGTTGACGAACGTTCTCGCCAACTCATCGGTTGGCAAGGCCGGCCCGGCCGCTGTCGTCCCGAACGCCTGCTATGACATGTATTTCTGGGTGAACGGCTCGACGCCGACGTTTACCCGCAGCGACTATTTCAAGAAATCCGCAACCGTCACAATGACGATTGCTTCCCCGGCCGTCATGTTCTGGGCGGCGCATGGGCTTTGGGACGGTACGCCGATCGTGTTCGCCACTACGGGCGCGCTGCCAACGGGGCTAACCGCTGGGACGACCTACTTCACGAAGTCGCCGGTTACGATCCCGGTCACGATGACAATTGCGTCTCCAGGCGTCGTGACGTGGAACGCACACGGGATGCCGGACGGGACCGCCGTCGTGCTCAACACGACGGGCGCGCTTCCTACGGGACTGACGGCAGGAACGACCTATTACACCATCAACGGGGCGACCAATACTTTGCAGGTTGCGGCGACAGTCGGCGGTGCGCCGATCAACACCAGCGGGTCGCAGTCCGGCGTGCACACGGCCACGGCGACGTCGCCGAACTACTTCAATGTTGCCGCGACTGTCGGCGGAGCCGCCATCAACACCAGCGGATCGCAGTCCGGCACGCACACGGCGACCGCCGGCGATGACACGGGCGCCGCAGCCTTGGCGCCGGGTGGCAATTGCGAGCAGGTATTCGTCAACGGTCTCGCGCTCAACAAGAACGCAATCACCAATGGTCCTGCGGCGTCTCGCGGCTTCCATGTCGGGACGATCAGGACCAATTCGAGCGGCACTGTTGATTTCATATTCGGCGGCGCTGGGCCGGTTGCCGCATCCTTCGGCATCGCCAATGTGTTCAACATCCGCGAATATACGTCGACGGTCATCGATCTCTCGGCCAGTTACACCTATTCGTCGACGACCTGGCGGCAGGCTAACGGCCTCGCGGCGATGTCGGGCGGAATTGCCGTCGCAACATCCAAGCCGTTTCGATTCGATTACATGAGCCCGATTCTGACGGCATCGGCGGCTACGGCAACCGCGCGCAGCGGCATCGGTTACGACACGCCGAGCGTCCCGCCGGTCCCGGCCGACAATACCCCGATCCGGGGTAACGGCCTGATTTTGCCGGCGCCGACATCTTTTGTCGTCAACAACCCGACGCGCGGGTGGCACCGGGTCATCGCAATGGAGAATGCTGACGGAACGAACGCGAGCTCGTTCAACCTCGGCGGCAGCATTTCCACCAGCGGTCTTAAGATTAGGGCTTGGCTCTAATGTTGGGCGGCGCAGCAGCACCGGATCCGTTTCTGCTCTCGGACAGCGTCGCGACCAGCGCGGGGCTGACCGGGGGGACGATGGGATATCGCACGACGAGCGGGAGATCCCCGCGCGCGGTGACCATCAACCCGGCGCAGAAGACTCTTATTTATCTGTCGTTCGGGCAGTCCCTCAGGAGCAATATTCTTCCGACGCTGGTAAGTCCCGCAAACCCAAGCGTCATTCATAACTTCAACATCTATGACGGCAATTTCTACGACGTGGCAGGCCCGTTGCTTGGCACGACTTACGCCAGTTCGTTGTCTCCTCCGCTCGGCCCCGGAAATCCGCTGGTGCTGGAGGCTGATAAGTTCATTGTCGCTGGCTTCGATCAGGTTGTTCTCTGCTCTGGCTGCATCGGCGGCACCACGGCGGCACAGTGGGGCGATCCGGGCGGGCCGCAGGCTGATCGCGGTCCGAAAATGATCCGCCGCCTTGCGGCTCGCGGCATCACACCGGCCACGCCCGGAACAATCTGGCTTTGCGAATTCGCTATCGGCAACCAGGATCTGGCAATAGGCACCTCTCAGGCTGCCTTCATGGCCTCCGCTGCGAATTTCACCAACAACATGACGGCGGCCGGGTTTAACGGGCGATTTTTTATCCCGCTTGAGAGTGGGGCCGGCCAGACATCCAACGCCATCAGGTCCGCACAAGCCGCCCTGGTGGATAACATCAACATCTTCTCAAACGGCGATTTTGATTCCAGCGCGATTGCCACCTCTGACAGTGTGCACCCGAACAATGCTGGTGGCGCGACGCAGGCGACTATTTCTTACAACGCAAAGCACGCGAGCGGAACGCCCTACTGACGTCTGCGCTCTCTGACGATCATCACCACGTTCGTCACGGCGAATATCGCAATGATCACCACTACGGACCAGAAATAGAGCGGCTCGGCTTCTGAGAAGCTATAGAAGCGGTTCACTGCGTCCATTGGCCGGCTGCTTTCTGGAATTGGGGCACGCGCTTGGCGAGTGCTTCCATCACGCTTGCGGCGGCGATCAGAGCAAAGAGCTTGATCGGAAACAGGTACTGCATGTGGAAGTGGAACAGCGTTGCTTGTGCCAAGAACATTGCGATGAAGGCGAAGCAAATCAGCAGGACGGGCTGGCCGAGGCCGACGAAGAAGGCGCCGATCGCAACGAGAATGAGCGCGTGCCAGATCTCCAAATCGTAGAGAATTGGCGTGTGCAGCGTGACCAGCAGCTTCCTGAAATACACGCTCACCACGTCGAGCGGATGAGCAATAATCGTCTTGAAGTACAGCCCTTTGAGGATCTCGTAGAAACGGGGGCTGAGGTAATCGACGCTAGGATCGACGGCCTTGACCGCATCGATGGCGCTGAAGTCGCTCCACTCTATGGCAAAGGGGTTTTCTACGGCCCCGAGGCCCATGTACAGGTTGGCCCAAGTGCCGTGGCTTTCGAGTTTTGTAGGCGCCGGCAGATTATAGGCGGCATCTCTGGCCCTAAGGAGCGCATAGGGCGTTGCAGCGGTCGCGAAGATGGCAACAGCCATCGCCAAGTTCACTGCTCGCTTGCTGCGATCTCGTGCCGTTACAACGGCGCACAGCGAGGCGACCACGCCCATCATTCCGATGGCTTCGCGCAGCATCAGGGCGGCCACAAGTCCGATGAAGCCGGCGGCGATCCATCTCTGGTTCTTCACGATGGCGATCGGGAGAATGGCCGCAAAGCATGCGGCTCCGAACTGAGAAGGATGCGGCGAGAGGGCATGAAACTGGTTCGCGATGAACGTCCCGACCGTAAGCAGTGCGAATGAACCAAGCGGCATCCCGGCCGAGAAAAGCAGAAAGGCCAAGGCTACTAAGCCTAGGTAGTTCACTGCCGTATTGAGGGCGGAGATGCTGGCGGGAGCCGGCACCTTGCCGGTCAGTATGGTGATCAGCTCGAGCGTGAGGGCGTGACCCAGGTCATCGCCGCCAAAGCCGTCAGCGATCGGCATGACCTTATCGTCGCGGCAGATCACGAGGATCTTGCTGGTTTTCTGCGCGCACTCCGCGCTTTCGATCCAGACCTTGCTAGTCGTCCAAAAGAAGGGGAGCCCCGAGGACGCGGCATAGGATCGATAAGCCTGAGGAGCCGTGAAGATTAGAAGCGTGGCGGCCAGCAGGAAGGCAAAGCCATGATCCCCAACGCACTTCCTGATTGACCACATTCCAAGTCACCCATCCCCAAGGGGTGTCTTCTATCACCACAACCCCTAATCGAGCAACCCACGGTAGACCTGGCGGAGATCCATCATGCCAAAGTCGAATGCAGCAATTTGGCCCAAGGACAATCAGGCGGCGCGGAACGCCTTCTATGGGGATCCCGGCAAGGGGCAGATCGCGCCGCAGATGGTGCCGGTCGTGCCGCCGTTTGCCATGTATTACGAGGGCAGGCGGGTTAAGGCGATCCAGTTCCATCGCAAGGCCGCGCCGGCGCTGCTCGCGGCGCTCAACGAAATTTGGGACTATTGCGGTCGCGATCAGAAAAAGATCGATGCGGCCGGCGTCTCGAATTACGCCGGCGCCTACTATCATCGCATGGTGCGCGGATCCTCGACGAAGTGGTCGAACCATGCCTATGCCGCGGCGATCGATCTCAACGCCGGCGAGAATGCGCTCGGCGTCAAAAAGGGGACGATGCCGCAATTCGTTGTCGACGCCTTCTGTCGGCAAGGCGCGATGTGGGGCGGCTGGTACACGTCGCGGCCGGATTGGATGCATTTTGAATTCGTCGACAACGGCGGTCGCAAGCCGAAATCGGCGGCGCCTGCGTTCGGGCGTGTGGTGATGCTCGCGCATCCCGAAACCGGCGCTCCGGTCGACGAGCTCGAGGATCCGGCGCCGGCGAGCTCGCCGCCGGCCGCGCCGCCGAATGTGCAGCCGCTCGATCCCGACGTGCGCGGCGATGCCGTGCTGTACGACGTGCAGCGGCGCCTCAAGGCGCGGCGCTATTCGCCTGGCGTGCTCGACGGGCGCTGGGGCAGTGGCACCAGTGGCGCGCTGTCTGGCTTCATGAACGATCGCGGCCTTGCGCTGGTGCTGCCGTCCTCGGTCGACGAATTCCACGGCATCGCCGACCAGGTGCGCGCCGAGCTCGCCAGGGCGGAGACCGAGATCCAGCCGGACGGCAGCATTGGCTGGTATCGGCCGGTCAGCGCGGCGCGCGCCGGCGCGGATCCCAAGATCGTGACGCAGCTGGCGCCGGAAGTGGTGCCGGCCAGGCGCAATTTCCTGGTCGCGCTGTGGAGCTCGATCGCCGCCGGCGCCGGCGCCGTGTGGCAGACCGTCAGCGACTCCGTCACGCGCGCCTGGGATTTTTTCACGGATCATCGCGACGTCGTCGACGATCATCCGGGCTTGGTCTCGACGGTGTGGGAGCACGTCACGGCGCTGCCGTCAGGCGTCTGGCTTCTGCTCGGCGCCGGCGGCCTGGCTTTCATCGCTTACAATTCCTGGCGCGCGATCAAGACGTCGACGCTCGCCGTCACAACGGGGGAGCGGCAATGATCTATCTGAAAACGGCGCTGGCGGCGCTGCAGGCGTCCGGCCTGGTCGCGCAGCTGATCGCGGCGACTGTCGCGGCGGCCGCACTGCTCGCCGCCTATGGCGTCTGGCATCACCAGGTTTATCGATCTGGCTACGTGCGCGCGCTCGCCGACATTGCGGCCGAGGATACGCGCGCAATCGGCCATGCGACCGATCTGCGCAAGATCTGGCGCGCGTGCCGCGACCGCGGCGGCCGCTGGATCCAAAGCGAGGGGAGGTGCGGATGACCAGGCTTGTCGCTCTAGCGCTGCTAGCGCTGCTCGCGGCGGGGTGCAGTCATCCCGGACCGCGCTCGATCGCCGGCGGCGAATGCCGAATCTTTGAGGCGCCGAAATACGAGGTGCGAGGCCAGCGCGCCTATGACCAGGACTGGATTGATAGCCAGGTGGAGGGCGGCGTCGGCGGTTGTCATTGGCATCGGCCGGCGCCGCGGCCGGCCTCGATCGACGCCGGCGCGGCCGCAGCACCAGGTGCCGCCAAGCCGACCAGGCGCCGCGGCATCATCGCGCGGATCCGCGATCGCGTGTTGCCGGCCAGGCCGCAATTTCCGGCCTCGGCGCCGCCGATCGAGCCGGTGCCGGCGATCGCGCCGCCGGCGCCGCCACAACCCGCGCCGGCGCCGCCGCGCAGCGCGATCGACCGGCTGCTGCAGCCGCGCGACGACGATTGAGACGAAAGCGGACCGGCCGGCCGCGTCAACGGCCGGCCGGTCCTAACCCGCGTGAAGCGTCAGACCTTCAAGCAGGCTGGGAATGATCCTGGCTGAAATGCCTTAACAGCCGGGAAACGGGGAATGAGCGAGCTCGCGCAGGAAATTACCAAGCTGGGCGTCGGCAGCGTGATCTGCCTGGTGCTGCTGTGGGTGATCTATAAATCGGAAAAACGGGAAGCGGCGAAAGATCAACGGATCCAGATGCTCGAGAACAAGTTGACCGAGAGTTATGACGAGCGGATCGCGGCCGCCGATAGCATCGCGGAATCAAACGTCGGGCTGCGCAGTGCGCTCGACGCATTGACGGCGGAAATCAGGGCGAGGCTGAGATGAGAGCGATCCTCAACAATATTCGCCGGATCCTGTTCGATGACGGCCGCGACGATCGCGATTTTACCGAGCAGGAGCAACGCCTGCAGGAAGTGCTCGCGCATCTGCACAGCGCGACCAACAGCGTCAAGAAAGGCGCCGAGCTGCTCGCCGACCTGATCAAGGCGCGCGGCTAGATCCATCACCAAAAGGAAATCTGAAACATGAAAACCGCTTTTGCCGCGGCGCTCGCGCTCGCCTGTCTTGTCTCGAGCGCGGCCGCGGCCGAGATCTGCGAGGCCTCGCAGTACGGCGTCGGCGATGGCTACCACGGCCGCCGCACGGCGTCCGGCGCCAGGTTCAACACGTTCGCGCGGGCGCCGTTCACGATCGCGCACAAGACGCTGCCGTTCGGCCGCGAGGTGACGATCACCAATCTCGCCAACGGCCGCGCGATCCGCGCCGTGGTGACCGATCGCGGGCCGTTCGTCCGCGGCCGCTGCGTCGATCTCGGTCGCGCCGGCGCCGATGCGCTCGGCATGGGCGGCACGGCCAGGGTCAGCGTGCAATGAGCGCCGATCGCTGCAAGGGCTGCGCGCGCGTCACGGGCGCGATCGGCGCGCTGCTGATCTCGCCGATCGCGCTGGTCTATGTGCTCTGGCTCGCCGTCTACGGCGTGACCGATCGGCGGCGCCGGCGCCGGCGGGGGTTGCCATGATCGGCCAGCTCGAGGCGATGGCGATCGCCGCAATCGTCCTGCTCGTCGCCTGGGTCGTCGAGGCCTGGCTCGAGGGTTGACGGATCCGGCCGGCCGCGTTGCTGCCGCGGTCGACCGCAGCGCCGCCTGGTTGGGGGATCAGGAGGATGCGAGAAACCCGCTGCGGGCGACCGTGGCGGGTTTTTTCGTGCCTCGAGGCGACCGAGTGGCGGGCGGGGTGGTTTTAACGCATCAGCGGGCCGCGCTGCGAATCCTGGCGCCGGTCTGTTTCATTCAAACCGGCGCGACATTGCCGGATGCGCGCGGTTCTTGACCTTGATCCAGTCGCATGTTCGCGGCCGATAGCGCCGCTCGCGATGCTTTGAAACGAGTCCCTCGAGGCCCATCTCGCAAGCGGCCGCGAACAGATCCGGGCCGATCGCGCCGGGCTCGAATGGCGCCACGAAGATTCCTTCGGCGCGGCCGCGCAGCAGCTTGCCGAGCTCGGCCTTGCGCTCGAATAGCGGCAGCTGGCGCAGATCGTCGCCGGCGAGGCCGACCAGGTCGAAGGCGTAGAGCTGCGCCTCGGCGTTGTGGCGGCCGGAATGCAGGGCGTCGAAATCCGAGACGCCGCGGAGGTCGAGCGCGACGATTTCGCCGTCGATCGCGAAATCCTCCTGGCGCAGCTTGCGCGCGGTCTCGGCGATGAAGGGAAACCGCCAGGTCCAGTCGAGGCCGGCCTTGGACTCGAGCCGGACGCGATCGCCGGCGCGCACCAGGCGGGCGCGGTAACCGTCATATTTGATTTCGTGGATCCAGTCCGGGCCGGCCGGTACGGCCTTGGCGGCCTTCGGAACGCAAAACTCAAAGGGTCGCATGGGGGCGCAGATAAGCATCGCCGGCGCCGTGTCAACGCGCCGGCGGGCCAGGCTAGGGCGCCTCGGCGTCCTCGTGCTCGGCGACCAGGCGGCGCACCTTCGCCGGCGTCAGCCGCGGCGGCAGGATCTCGACGGCGCGCGGGATCTCGATGGCGCAGCCGTGCGCACGTCTGCGGCCCGATCCGAATGAAACTTTTGGTCCCAGCGGAAATTTTGAATCAGGCCAAATTTTCGTTTCGGAGGATCGGCATATGGCTAATTCTGTTCGTCCATGGACCTCAGAAGACCTTGAGAAGCTCAAGGCGATGGCCGGGAATCATCGCCGCGACGCGATAGCCGCTGAATTGAACCGAGGCGTCTCGTCGGTGGCTGTCAAGGCGCATCAGCTCGGTATCTCTTTGCGATACCACGGGCTGCCAAAGCGTCGACCTTCAACAGCCGAGTCAGCGCCGGGCCATTGACGCGATTGTTTTCGCTAACCTGCGTTGCGCCGTGAGGCGACACCGCGCAAGGGCAGGGCCAACTGCATGTCAAGGTGCCGTGTGGCGTTAGCGGCGATGAAGTCTTGCAGCGCAGATGAGATCTCGGCGTCGGCGTCTGCTGCGCGCTGGGCCAGCGCGTCCGCGACGTCGGAAGTCGCATCCCGCGACCACCCCTCAACGGGATTGAAGGATACAATGCGGACCGGATAGGCGTACTGGCCGGACAGGAGATTTTGCAGGACGTCCTCGAAGTCGGTTTCAACCTCATCCGTCTCGCGCCAGGCGCAACCGGCGCGCGCGCCGAAATCTTCGAGCACCAGATAGATGTCACGGTCGAGGCGGTCGGCCGGCACGATCGAGGGCGAGGGACGCATACGCTACTCCGATCCAACAACGGCGGAGAGACGGCCCCAGCTGGCAGGGGCTAGGAGTTAAGGCCGGGGCCGCTCCGCCAGCTCTGCCGGCGACTCAATATTCACCCGCCCTTGTGGTTCCTTTGTGCTAGCCAACTACGTGCTTCGGCGCGCCGATGCCAATTGTTCCGCTATTCCTGGCCGGCCTCGAGCTCGGCGACCAGGCGACGCACTTTCGCCGGCGTCAGCAGCGGCAGCAGCAG